TGCCGCTGGCGGAGCAAATGACGAGATTCACTTAGTCGTAGTAGACGAAGACGGCGGAATTTCAGGAACACAACATACAGTTCTAGAAATATTCCCATTCTTATCACTTGCCTCAGACGGTAAAGATTCACAAGGTAGATCAAACTTCTATAGAACTGTTCTTGCAGATCAGTCAGAGTGGATTTATTGGGCAGGTCACGATACAGACCTTCTAACAACTGCTACAGGCGATAGAACAATCGAAGAATCTAAGACTACTGCTTTCGGTAGACCTGATCTTCCACAAAATTACTCACTATCAGGTGGTCAAGATGGTAGATCAAAAGTTGCAGGCGACATTACAGACGCTTGGGACTTGCACTTTAAAGATGCAGAAACTATCGATATCTCATTCCTAGTTTGTGGTTCAACTAGAACAGACAACGGTTCAGGATCAGATCAAGATACAGTCGCAGATCATAACACAATCGTAAATCACGCTATTTCAATTGCAGAACATAGAAAAGATTGCATGGTTGTTGCTTCACCAAGAAGAACTTCACTCGTGAATGTTACTTCAGAATCAACACAGGCATCAAATGTAGAGGCAGATTTTGCTTCAGTAACTTCAAGTTCATACGCAGTGTTTGATAGTGGTTGGGTTTACATGTACGACAGATATAATGACAAGTATTGTTGGGTACCAGGAAACGGACATACCGCAGGTATTATGGTAAGATCAGACTTACTACAAGACCCATGGTATTCACCTGCTGGTTTCTCAAGAGGTCAATATCTAGGTATTACTAAACTTGCATTTAATCCTAAGAAACAATTCAGAGACGATCTTTACAGAAAGAGAATCAACCCAATCGTAACATTTCCTGGACAAGGAACTGTACTATTCGGTGATAAGACTGGACTTTCTTCACCATCAGCATTCGATAGAATCAATGTGAGAAGATTGTTCATCGTTCTAGAGAAAGCAATTGCAGTTGCTGCTAAGTCACAACTGTTCGAATTCAACGATGCTTTCACAAGAGCGCAGTTCAGATCAGCAGTAGAACCTTTCTTAAGAGATGTAAGAAACAGAAGAGGTCTTATCGATTTCTCAGTAGTTTGTGACGAAACAAACAACACAGACTCAGTGATCGATAGAAACGAATTTGTATGTTCAATATTCGTGAAACCTAATAGATCAATTAACTTTATCACACTTAACTTTGTCGCTTCAAGAAGTGGCGTTGAGTTTGAAGAACTATACGGAGCAGTTTAAGGAGTAATAGATGGCAACAATAGATCAATTTAAAGCACAATTACTCGGTGGTGGACCAAGAGCCAACAGGTTCAGAGTGTTCATTCCTAGATCGGGTGACAAAATCGAGTTTCTTTGCCAAGCTGCACAGATTCCAGCTGCTACCGTTGGTGTTGTAGAACAACAGTTTAGAGGACATGTACTAAAACTCGCAGGAGATAGAACATTTGAACCTTGGACAGTTACTATCATCAACGATGTAGAGTTCTCTGCTAGATCAGCATTAGAATCATGGCAAACAGACATACAAGCGTTAGATTCAGGAGAAGGTATTACTTCACTTGACTATCTAGTAGATAGAGCGTTTGTAGAACAATTAAACAAAGACGACTCAGTGTTAGCAAGATACGAATTCTTTAACATGTTTCCAACTAATATTGGTGCAATTGACTTATCTTATGAGACAGTCGATGCATTGGAGACATTCGATGTTGAATTCCAATATTCACACTGGGAAAGAGTCGTTTAATTACGGTATAACAGCGCCACTGGCGCTGTTATAAATATACATTATGGAAATATTTGGGTTTGAAATAACTCGTAAGAAAGATGAATTACGAGAAATAGATGTCGAAAAAAGGTCGGCACCTTCTTTTGTAGCACCACAGATCGATGATGGTACGCCTGTCATCAATCAAAGTGCATCTGGTTTTATATCAGGTGGGGCATATGGTTCATATGTCGATATGGAAGGTGGCATTAAAAATGAAATTTCTCTCATCAATCGATATAGAGAAACTTCATTAGTACCTGAATGTGATGCAGCTATCGAGGACATAGTAAACGAATGTGTCGTTTCTGATACTCAAGATAGGATTGTCGCAGTCGATTTGAGAGAAACAGGTCTCTCAGATAGTATTAAAAAGAAAGTACAAGACGAATTCAGGCACATCCTCTCTTTAATGAAGTTCAATCAGAACTCTCATGAAATATTCAGAAAATGGTATGTCGATGGCAGAATCTACTTTCATAAAGTAGTAGATTCTAAGCAGCCACAAAAGGGCATGGTCGATATTAGAAATATCGATCCACTCAAAATCAAAAAAGTTCGTAATGTAGAAAAAGAAAAAGACCCTAAAACAAAGGTCGAAAGAATTACTAAAGTTGAAGAGTTTTATGTCTTCAACGACAAAGGGTTCGATAAAGCGAATCCAAATGAGGGTTCTACTCTCAAGATCGCACCAGAGGCAGTAACATATACAACTTCTGGTATGTTAGATCATACAAAGAATGTAGTTATTGGATATCTACATAAGTCATTGAAGACTGCAAATCAGTTATCAATGATGGAAGATGCACTTGTTATCTATCGTATATCAAGAGCACCTGAAAGAAGGATTTTCTACATTGATGTAGGTAACCTTCCAAAGGCAAAGGCAGAACAGTATCTTGCCGATGTTATGAACAAGTATAGAAACAAACTTGTTTATAATGCAGATACAGGCGAAATCAAAGATGATAGACGCCACATGTCGATGCTAGAAGATTACTGGCTACCAAGAAGAGAAGGTGGTCGAGGTACTGAGATTTCAACATTACCTGGAGGTCAGAACTTAGGTGATGTAGAAGATATCGAATACTTCAAGAAGAAGTTATATCGATCTCTCAATGTACCTGTTTCTAGAATGGAAGCAGACAATGGGTTTAACATGGGTCGTGCTTCTGAGATTTCTAGAGACGAATTGAAGTTTAACAAGTTTACTAAGAGACTTCAAATGAAGTTTGGTAGATGTTTTACAGACTTGTTAAGAACTCAGTTGATACTTAAGAACATAGTATCAGCGGAAGAATTTGATAAGGTCAAAGACTTTATTCATTATGATTTTGCAACTGATAACCACTTTACAGAGTTAAAAGAAGGTGAAATCATGAGAGAAAGACTGGACCTATTAGGACAAATGTCCGAGTATGTTGGTAAGTATTACTCAGATGAGTATATCAGAAAAAATGTACTAAGACAAACTGAGGTAGATATCGAAGAGATGGACTCACAGATAAAAGCCGAAGGACACAGTGATGAAGGAGAAGAAGACGATTTAGACTTCTAATAAAATATGAGTGATTTAAGTAGAAAAATAGTAGACCAGATTGAAGCTGGTAAATTACAAGATGCTAAAGATACAGTCTTTGATGCAATGAAACAAAAGGCTGCCGACTCAGTAGATATGAAGAGAGTCGAGGCATCTACAACTTGGATGGACAAACAGGCAGATGAGCAAGACTTGGACACAACTGAGAGTTGAGTTAAACGAGGCAAAGTTTAAGTTACCTCGTGATCAGAAAGAACTCGAAAGAACTTCTGAGAAAGCAAAAGGTCAAGTTCTCGATATTGTCTATGCAGAGGACAAAAGGGGCAAGGTACACGCCTATGTAAACGGTGTATCTATGGGTGATCCGTATAAGAGTTTATCGATTGCCAAGAAAGAAATGAAAGACATTAAAAAAGTTATGATGCAGATGCGTGAAGAAAATATCTCTATAGAAGAGATTTTAGGAGCAATAAATGAAATTAATTAGCGAATACCAAGATTATTCCGTATCTCCAGTTATCGTAGAAGTGAACGAGAACGGTAAAAAAGACTACTTCATTGAAGGCGTCTTCATGCAATCTGAGATCAAAAATAGAAATGGTCGTGTTTATCCTAAAGATGTAATGAAAAAGGAAGTTGCACGATATAACAAAGAATTTGTAGAAAAAGATAGAGCATTTGGAGAACTTGGTCATCCAGATGGTCCTACAATTAATTTAGACAAAGTATCACATATGATTACCAAACTAGAAGAAGATGGTAATAACTATGTTGGTAGAGCAAAGATTTTAACAACACCTAACGGTCAAATCGTAAGAAACTTGATTGATGATGGTGCGAAACTTGGTGTCTCTTCTCGTGGTCTAGGTTCACTAGAACAGAGAAATGGTGCTCAAGTTGTAAAGAGCGACTTTCAGTTGGCAACTGCCGCTGATATCGTTGCTGATCCATCTGCTCCAGAGGCCTTTGTAGAAGGTATTATGGAAGGAGTAGAATGGTATTATGAGTCTGGTATACTCAAAGCAAGAGAATATGATGCAATGCAGAACGAATTACGCACTGCTAAACTCTCAAAACTAGAAGAAACCAAACTTAACCTTTGGAAAAGCTTCGTAGAGAAGCTCTAACATATAAATAAAAGAGTATTTACTCAAACAGGAGAAAACATGGCAGATTTAGAAAAAAACCTACACGAGGCGATTGACGAAGTGCTTTCAGAAGCACCTGAATCAAAAGCTGAGAAAGGGGATAGCAAACCTGTTAAACAAGGTTCATCTGACGCCGCTAAAATAGAAAGTGGTAAAGGTGAAGTCGTCAAACCTGAAGAAAATCCTGTTGACAAAGCCGTTGATTCTGTAAAGTCTGCTGAGAAATCAGTTAGTCAAGTATCAGACGCCCAAACAAAAGGCGCTGACAAAGCAGAACCACAACAAAAGTTGAAAAAAGTTTCAGAAGAGGAAGAGTCAGAAGACGAAAAACCTTCTAAAATGGAAATGATCAAGGCAATGGTCAACGCTATGAAAGGTATGGATAAAGAATCACTTCAGGCTATGTACAGCAAAATGTCTGAAGCAGAAGTTGACGAATCCTTGTCAAAAGCAGAAATCGCTCGTTCTATCGTTGAACTTATGAAAAAGAAAGACGAAGACGAGGTAGAAGAGGGTTACAAATCTCTCAAAGCTTCAATGAAGAAAGATGTAGAAGAAGAGGAAGACGAAGACGAGGACAAAAAAGACGAGAAAGAAGTCGAAGAGTCCGCTGAAGTCGAATCTGATCTAGTTGAGATGGAAGTAGAAGACGACCTAGAAAAAATCTCAGAGGCTCTTGAATTATCAGAAGAGAACCAAGAGAAAGCTAGAACAATCTTCAAAGCCGCTGTATCTTCAAAAGTAGAAGAGATCAAAGAACAACTTTCTAAAGATCACGAAGAATCATTAAAATCCTCAATTGAGAAAGTAAAAGACGACCTCGCAGAGGCAGTCGATAAGTACCTTTCTTATTGTGCAGAAGAGTGGACGAAAGAAAACGAACTCGCAATCGAAAGAGGATTGAGATCAGAAATGACAGACAACTTTATCGAAGGTCTGAAAACATTGTTCGTAGAACATTATGTTGAAGTGCCAGAAGATAAGTACAATGTCATGGATGAACTCGCAAATCGTCTTGATGAGATGGAAGACAAACTTGACAGTGAAGTTTCAAGAAATATGGAACTATCTGAAGAGAATGACCAACTCAAAAGAGACAATGTTGTCAGAGAGGCCTGCAAAGACCTATCTGAGTCACAACAAGAGAAACTAGTTTCACTCGCAAGAGGAGTAGACTTCAAAGACACAGAAGATTTCGCTGAGAAAGTTTCTGAGTTAAAAGAAGCATATTTCCCTGTAGAAGGTGAAACAATTGCAGAAGAAACCGTAGTTGAAGAAGGTACAGGTTCTTTCGAAGTCGAAGGACAAGAGAAAGTAATCTCACCTGATATGACTATGTATTCATCTGCTATAAGCAAACTAAAACCATTAGGGTAAGGAAATAAAAAATGTTTTTATCAGAAAACTTACAAGAAAAGTGGTCGCCAATTCTAGAACACTCTGATCTTCCTGAGATCGGTGATAACTACAAGAAAGCGGTTACAGCAGTTATCTTGGAAAACCAAGAAAAAGCTCTTCAAG